CGCCTGTTCCGGGCATTTCCGGGGCCACCTCGACGGCATTATCAGCGGTTTGTACCAGGCGCCCCAGACGCCGCACGTCTGGGAGCACAAGGTCTGCAACGAGACCAAATGGAACAAGCTGGTCAAGTTGATTCAGCAGCACGGCGAGAAAGCGGCGCTGGCGCTGTGGGATGCCGTCTACTACGCCCAGGCTCAGGTGTACATGCACCAGATGGACCTGACGCGCCATTATCTGACGGTGGGCACGCCGGGCAACCGGCAACTGGTCTCCTGTCGCACGGAGTACCGCGCCCAGGCCGCCAAGGCCCTGTTCAAAAAAGCCGAGCAGATCATCACCGCCGACCGCCCACCGCTCAAAATTAGCGAAACGCCAGCTTGGTGGCAATGTAAAACATGTAGTTATATTGGGCTGTGCCATTATAAAGAAGTCCCGCTGATTAACTGCCGCACATGTTCAAGTTCAACGGCGGTATTGAATGAGGCGCAGCCGTGGACCTGCGAACTGAACAAGCCTGAAATCAACGGCAATCAGCAGGGATGTGAGTTCCATTCTATTCACCCCGATTTGTTGGATAACCACGCCGCGCCGGTCAATGCCAATCCAAAAACCGGAGTGATTGAGTTTTACAGAAAAGATGGGGGAGGTAACTTTAAGAACGGGAAAGGAGAGATTCTTAGCGTTAATGTTTCTTCTTATCTTGGGATTGTAAATCAGTGCGCCCCGCTATGTGACGACGATGTTCTAACGGATATTTCAATTAATAGCGAAATTCCTGTAGAAAATTTGCTATCTGGGAACGTAGAAGATAGCGAATGGCCTCGGTTTTCCAAAGCCGTTAGTGGGTTTTGGGATCGGTGGAACCACGACACCGCCAGGATGGATCGTCTACGCGCACTGATAGAACTGATTGATAGCGCTTATTTTCAGATCATGGATCGTGGCGCGAAATGAAAGTTGCAGCCTTGAACCATCACGGGTATAATTCAAGTCAGGCGCTCGTAACGCCTGCACAAGCGGCTCCCCGCTCCGTTATCGCGGCTTTTTTGTGTTTGCCCCATTGGTTTGCTCCTATGAGGGACGCGCCACGTCGCAAGGCTGGCGGCCCGACTTGTGTAGGGTTACGAACGTCCCCCACCAACGCCTTCGTAAGCGTTGAAAAAGTCTCAACAAGGAGCAATCTGTTATGAATCCCCCTGCCGTAGTTACGCCTGCCGTACCCCATATCCAAGATACCAAGCGTTGCACAAAGTGCGGCGAAGAAAAGCCGCTGTCTGAGTTTTATAGGAACGGCGGAAAGAAAAATGGGTATAGGCCAAAATGCAGAAAATGCACCAGCAAGCATTTAAAAGAAAGCTCGTCCTATGAGGATCGGTTGGCTAAATGCAGGGAATATCGCGCCAATAATATAGAAAAATGCAAACGGTCTTATGCCGACTGGTATGCAAAAGACCCCGGTAAGAAAAAGGAATATAACTCTAGGTATGTAAAAGAAAACTCTATTAGCGTTGGCGCGTACCAAAAAAGATACTATTCATCCAATGCGGATAAACGAAGAGCTAAATCTTCTGAGTGGAAAAATAAAAACCCTGAGCGTGTTAGAGTTCATAACCGCAATAGAGAAGCAAAAAAAATTGATTCGGAAGGATCACATACCGCCGCTGATATTCAGCAGTTGCTTGTTTTACAGAAAAGCAAGTGCGCTGTTTGCCGTACTTCTATCGCCAATGGCTACCACGTCGATCATGTTATCCCGCTTATTTCTGGAGGCAGGAACAGCAAAGAAAATCTGCAACTGCTTTGCCCGACTTGTAATTTGAGCAAAGGCGCAAAACACCCTGTTGATTTTATGCAGTCACGGGGGATGCTGCTATGATCCTCCGCGACTATCAAATCCGCGCTGTTGGGGAAAAATACGGAGTCAGTAACGGTCATGTATCTTTAATAAGGCGCAATAAAGCAAGAAGGGGCGCAAAATGATTCATTTGCGCGATTACCAAAAACAGGCAGTAGATGCCGTATTTAGTTATTTTGAAAGCGGAAAATCAGGACACCCGTTAATTGTCGCTCCAACAGGAGTAGGAAAGTCAGTCATTATTGCTGCGATGATTCAGCGAATTTTAACTGATTATCCTACAACACGAGTAATATGTCTTGCTCATGTTAAAGAGTTGCTGTCTCAAAATGTTGAAAAATTACTTCATATCTGGCCTGAAGCACCCGTGGGCGTGTACAGCGCCGGTCTGAAGCAACGCCATACGGACGCGCCGATTCTGTTTTGCGGCATTCAGAGCGTTTGGAACAAGTCAAAGGCGCTGGCGAGCGAAGAACGTCCGATTGAACTGATTTTTATTGACGAGGCGCATCGCGTGCCGCTGGCCCAGGAAGGCACCTATCGGCGCTTCATCCGCGACCTGACGCACTTCAATCCCTATCTGCGGCTGATCGGCCTGACGGCCACGCCCTATCGGCACGTGCCGGCGACCAAGACCACCACGGCTGGCTACCAATCCCTGATTAAAGGCGACGACCGGCTGTTTACCGACATCGCTTATGACCTGACTGCGGATCTGGTCCGGCTGATCCACGAGGACTATCTGGCCGCACTGTGGCCCCAGCCAACGCGCTATCAGGTTGATCTGAAGGGCCTGAAAATCCAGAACGGCGATTACCAAGCGGATCAGTTAAATGAACTGATGGAGCGCGAGGAGGTGATCAACGCCATCCTGGACGAAGCGATCCCGATGGCCCTGGCCGATGAACGGCGGCACTGGCTGGTGTTTTGCGCGGGCGTCGCAGCGGCCCGGTACACCGCCGACAATCTGATGGCGCGTGGGATCAGCGCCGCCGTGGTGGCCGGTGATACCAGCGCCCGCGACCGCGATCATTTCATTCGGGAATTCCGGGCTGGGCGATTGACGGCGCTGGTCAGCGTCGGGGTTTTGACGGTGGGCTTCGATGCGCCGGTCACGGACTGCCTGATCATCGCCCGCCCTACCATCAGCCCGGTGTTGTGGGTGCAAATGTGCGGGCGGGGAATGCGCCCGACCGACGCCAAAATCGGTGCGGATCAGGGCCGCAAGCGCGGGTGCCTGGTGCTGGATTTTGTGGGCAACGTCCAGCGGCATGGCCCGATTGACCGGCTGATGCTCAAAGAGCCGGGACCCAAGAAACCCGGCAAAGACCAGAAAACCTGCCCGGACTGTCAGGCGACGATCAGTATTTTTGCCAATCCCTGCCCCGAATGCGGGCATGAATTCCCGGCCAGCGAGAAACCCCCTGCTGAACCGCCGCAAGCCGGGAAGGCCGCCATCATCGCCGGCATTCAACCTCCGCCCCCGCCCGTCCGCTATGACGTGTCCCGCGTAGTCTATTCCAGGCACCTCGGCAAAAGCGGCATACCCACCTTGCGCGTGGACTATTTCAGCGGATTTTTGCGCGTCGCCAGTGAATGGGTGTGTGCAGATCATCCCAACGGGAGCTATCCGAAAAGAAAAGCAGTGCAATGGATAGACAGTCGATTGGGAATAACTGACGGCGATCCCAATAGACACGCAGGATCAGTCGATTATTGGGTTGCAATAGAAAACGATAGTTACTCAGGTGGATTGCTCAAACAACCCACCGCTATTCACGTTCAGCCCGCCCGCGACGCGAAAGGCTGGCCGGAGATCGTGAAATACGAATGGCCGAAACCCGATTCCGTAATTCTCAAATGCGCTGCCTAGAAAGGAACGCCGCGATGACTGCTGTAAATCAGGTAGTGGATGCGCTCTATCAGGTGTTTACCGCCACCGGATCACGCCGCTGGGATGGGCCGAAGCCACCGCCCGCTGGGGCCACGAGCAACGCTGATGACTTCACTGACAGGAGAAAGCAATGATTCGATTCGTAGTTGAAGTACATGAAATGCAGTTCGGGCCTGGAATTGATCGCCGCGACTATGTGACGCTCGATGTTGATCTCCCTGAGCTTGAGGGAATGCTGAAGCGTGGCGGACGGGGCGAAGGCGGATTTGAATCATGGCAGTTATTGGGCGCAGAGGTATTGCCCTCTAACGGGCCAGATGACCTGAGGAGCATCGGGTGATCACGATCTCCAACCAAAATGCGCCGCGGATTAAGAGTCGGATACTTCCTAACAGTATCCATAGCAATCAACCACTTACCGACGCGGGCCGCGCCAGAATGTTGCACCATGAACCAGAACGACCCTGACGAATCCAGAAGCGCCGCACAAATCCCGCCGACCCACTGGAGGCCGCTACCGGAACCTCCGCATGAGGACGCTGAGCAATGAGCGTGAAAGAAATTGTCGTGTGCCT